CATCATCTATATATACCGTATGAAAATGCACAGTTATGACCGGCGACTACCGCGCGGTGGCGCGCGAATACTGAAAATGAGAACGCGGAAGTAAAAAGTCGAAAATTCCAGGATGATGTCATCCTGACTGTCGTATCTGACGATAGATGGCGTGATTGGGTTAATCATTAGCGATGAATTACGGGTGACTAACGGCGAATGACGGGTGCGGTGCGGTGAATACGTGCGGTTTTGCTGGTCTGGTTTTTTATAGCGATTTCCGTGTACTTTGGTCGGGCGTGCCTCCACCTGCGTCTTTTGTTAAAAATTTACTTTACGGTTTCAATTGCGGTTACTGCTACTAGAAACGGTATTTCGGTGCACGAAACTTCCTTGACCGCGGTGAATCAGCATGTTCCTGAGCTAACACGTGGCACCCCGCCCGCGCTGCGGTACTTTTCCACGACGTTTTTTATTGATTTATTGCGTTCTGGGATAGGATATATTACTGGAGAGGTGCATCTACAGCTTACGGATGAGCGGATTGGAAGACAGAGACGTTCCTGTGCCTCTCCGCCTGGAACTGAAGATCGAGAACGCTCCGCGGCAGACGGTTTGGCTCGATTTGAGCCAGTTGAAGCCCACCCCGAGAGAGCTGTTCCTTCACAACTTGCATAAGACGGCCTGGTGTGAGACGATTTGGTACGGCACGGTCACGCAGAAGGAGCTGAACTCTGCGTTGGAACGCATTGTGGAGCAGTTGTAGGTCCGTATTCCTGACTGATTTTACGCGTTTCTCTGTTTTTTCTCCTGATTTAGCCCATGGATCGCTCATCGCAGGACTCCGGGTGTCCGGCTACACCGCCGGTAAAGTTGTTCTTCAAGCGTCACTCCACGTCCGCTTTCCCGCCGCGTAGGGCCACGTCAGGTTCCGCGGGTTACGATCTGTACAGTTCCGCGGATGTGAGGGTCCCTCCTCACGGTCGGGCTTTGGTGCCCACGGACTTGTCTTTTCAGTTCCCCGAGGGGGTGTACGGAAGGTTGGCTCCGCGATCGGGTCTGGCGGTTAAATTTTTTATCGACGTCGGGGCGGGTGTCGTTGATAACGATTACCGCGGTCTCGTTAGCGTCCTCCTGTTTAACTTCTCGAATCACGATTTTCATGTTCGACGTGGCGATCGCGTGGCGCAGATAATTCTGGAACGCTACGTGTCCGCAGATGTTCAGGAAGTGGTTTCTTTGAATAGCACGGAGCGGGGCGCGAGCGGTTTCGGGTCTACAGGTGGGTTTTGATTCTCGATTTTCAATACGGTCAGGAACTGACGGCGTCGGATCAAGGGGACCAGGTGGACTTCGTTGTTCGTCTCGCTGCTGCCGTTCAAGAGGCTGGCAAAACTACCACCTGCATCTGCGACGCGGATAGCGGGGAGGTTGGCTGTCCTTGTGTGAAGTGCATTATACTTTAGGTATGATTGTCTCTCTGTGGATGCTTCTGATAGAATGCATGGACTGGTTTGATATTTGGTGTGGAAAACGTTACTGTCGACTGGTTCCTGATCCTTTGCTGATACGCCAGGCACACGATTCGCTTCGTTCCTCTTTGGAAAAGAGCGTAGATGCCGGAATCATCGGGGAAGCTATTGCTGCTATCGGGGACAAGCAGTTTGCTTGAGGGGTTGGGATTGGAAGATGTTTTTCTGCTGTTAATCGCGGTGATTGGGTTGCTCACTTTTTGCTGGGGTTTGTTGTTGGGATTGCTATGTGATCCTGAAAATACGGGAGATGGGGAGATGGATGTATTCAATGGTTGTATGCGGATCTGCCGTAATGTAATAAATAAAGACATGTGATTGATTCAAACATTGTCTGGTTTCCGTCTTTCAGACCGAGGATGATGGGGTGGGAACGTTATTGGGCCTTGGTTACTTCACTGATTTCGAGAGGCATCGTGACGAGAGAACAGTGGTCGCATGCCGATAGAGCTGAATACGAGTACTACATCAAGAAAGGACGAAGCGCGGTTAAGTTTGAGGTTCTTTTCCGCGACGTGCGTCAACATATGTTCTGGACGAAGCGTTTAGTAGATTACGTGGTGAATGTAGGACCTCCTAAAATATGTATCAGGAATAATCCCTTCTTTAAGGTTTTGCTTAGAAATGGATATGATCCGGTGGTGGTGGGTTCTGTTATACTGTCGTGGGCTTCCTTAGACTCTCCTCGAAATACTATTTGGATTAAAGGTTCTCCGGAAACGGGAGCTCCCTATTTTGCGGAGGCTATAGCATATTGTTGTCCCTTGGTAACGTGTGTGGATTGGAGGAGGGTACCGCAGTGTGTTGAGAAAGGTGTGGAAACGTTACTCTTTTGGTGGGATGGGGGTGCTGTCATGGAAAGATGGGTAGATCTGTGTAAGCAAGTATTTCGGGGCGAGAGTGTTATGTTTCCAGGTGAAGACAATCGTCTAGTGGAACTTGTGCGTGTACCTGTTTTGGTCTATGCGCGTCATGATTTTTGCAGGGTTATGTCTAGGTGGGGGGTTTTCTCGGATGAATATGTTTCGGGACTACGCGACTCTATGTACTGTGTGGAATTTTCTGTGCCTTCTCGGGGATTAGAATGCGTTTCTTGTAATGATATAAAGGAGTTTTTGACGTGGGTGATGCCTCGTACAGTTTTGTGTCCCGATACGTTTGATTTCCAATAAAATATCTGAGTCACTGTATCACGATTCAATTTATTTTGCAGAAGGGGTAACAGATAACCTTGAGACGAAAAGGAAGTTCATTTAGGTCATCTTTTAAGAGCTGACACGCGTGCATGAGTTGTTCGTTCCCGTAAGGAGGAGTAATCAGAACTTCGAATCCGCCAGGAATTTGGCGTACAGCGTAGTTATGTTTGACTGCTCTATGAGTTAACAGGGAATGCAGGTGAGCAAGGGGGTTAGAATGGCACTGGATGACATCAGCATTGTTGTCTGGGGTTCTTATAATGAGTAGATTAAAGTTAGTAATGTTGTGAAACGGGTAAGGGTTATAGGCTTGTTGAGAAGTAAAGTATGATTGCACTTGATCGAGCCAGTAGGTACAGACAACTTTGCTTGTACTTTGACACATGAGACTGTATGGTTTGGAACAATTGCAATCATACCTTATGTGTGGGAATGGAATTTGAGTTAGGTCGTTTGTGGCAGCCCAGAAACTGTTGAACAGACGACATCTGGCTCTCGTTTTGGGCATGCAGTAGCCGGGAATTATCTCTTCAAGCGTGATGGAATCCATGCGACGAAAGGGAAACATTCGGACACCTTTTACGAAATCCAGGAACAGGGTATCTAGGGCTAAGTGCGCTGGTGCCACGAGCTTCACGTTGTGAACATGAAGTGTGGTGGAGTGCGTCTGTTGGAAAGAATTATGAGAATGTGATGAGAACTGGGTAGGGAAAAGATTTCATGAGGTGTATGAAGCAGTTCATGTTACGGAAATGGCGGTGTGTCTTTGGAATATGTATGGATATCTGCTGTTCCTGAGCTTCTACGCGAGCAAAACATCCGGTAGTATGATACATGTTGAGAATGGAGTCGATAACGGAAAGAGGGTTAGCGCGATGACATCTCCAGCAGTGGTTGACAGGTCTGTTTACGTAATGATCAAAGTGTATTGGAAAGGGATCAGCAGGGAAAGATTGGGACTGTAAGTCATCGAACCACTTCTGTGTAAGTACAGCTACGAGCGATTGACAAAATAGCGACATGGGTTCATCGCAGTTACACGAGTAACTCACTTTCCATTCGTTTTTGTATGTCCATCTTTCTATCATGGCCGTGTTTCTAATTTGAAAGGTGGATTTAAATGGTTTAAGTTTGAATGGAAAGGAGTCACGGTCGTAACATTGTTCCTTGGAAAACGGTAGCATGGATCTACCGTTGATGAATGTTAGAAAGTTGCGGTCGAATAAAGTAAGGGCGGATATGAATCTTAGTGGAGAGTGAAGCACGACGGTGAAGGTGTGATCGCAGGTGTCTCCTAGATTATCCTCGTCCCACCAGTAGTCTATGTCACAATAAACGGAGCGAGACATCTGTGAAAATGAAAAAGCTTTATTAGTACTCGGGGGAATATTCGATGCAAGATGGACAGAGCCTGTTATCGCGTTTACAATGTATCGCGACTTTGCATGCCGCCGCATTTTGGTTACAGGAAGTGATAAAGTCTTTCAGTTCGCGTCGGGGAAGGAAGCAGTGAGGAGTTTTCGCGTGGGGTCCTGGCAGGAATAGGATGGTCGTGTTTCTGCACATGAAAGAGCATGCTTTAGAAATATCGCTGCAGTGGATTAGCATCTGCGTTGCGCGCACATGTCGCATTCTGTGATTGACGAGGCATGTTCCCGAATTGCCTTCCATGAAGTGTAACATTAAGGTGGATGGTTCTGATTCGACAAATGGTACGCAATATAGGGGACTGTGTTCTGACACGTCAGCTAGGTGTGCGACATCGTTCAGTTCCCCGTGGGTTACGGCGAGAGGGAAGCAGGACGACAGAATGTTGAATAGGAGCTTGGCGTTTGATAGTCTACCACCACACAAGACGAGTGTGTTGATGTCGCCTTGTAACCATTGTCTCAGTGTAGCGCTGCAAATTTCTGCATCGTAGGTTTCTCTTTCTAAAAGTTGATGAAACCAGTTTTCTTTGGCGTTGTAAAAGGCGAATCTTAAGGAATCGTTGTCTTCGAGCGGTAGCTGAGCGTATAGGCTATGTGAGTTTGAAAATCGTTCCTTCAATATCTTGAATATGTTTTCCTGTTCTTGGGGCAACAGTGAGAATCTGTTGCGTTGGTCGGTTGACCACTGTGATTCGTGAACGATGCCATCGGAGAACAATGCTTCGATGATTGAATCTATTTGCGAAGCGGAAGTTTCGTTCGCAACTCCCGATTCTTCCATGGATGGAGATGGGGTTGTGGGTGTTTCCGGGATGTAAGGGAACGTGTTGTAATCGTCGTCTGTGTCTTCATGTAGCGAATCTAGATCAGCGTCGGAGGCTTTTCTCTTAGTCTGTAAGATTAGAGAGGATATAATCAAATCGCTGCCTGCAAGTGATACATGGGGGATCTATCCACGAAGTGGAACACAAGACACCAAATTCGTTTTTACAATCGAGCTCTCGATCTGATTCTAATTCCTTGACGATACTGAGATATTCTGCGATTTCGCTTCCCAAAAAGGAGAGCCCTTCGTTTTCGCTTTCAAATTGCAAAATCAAGTGGAATTTAGGACTTGTAGGGAGGTGATCGGGTCTAGGTAAATTGTTCAACCTAACGATGCACTTAACTTCTGGGATTTCGACTTGTTCTCCGTTGTAGGCGACATTAAAGGGTCTTCCCTTCAGCATTTCGTTCACTAGAGGATTCTTGAACGGAAATTCGTGATGAAGAGCAGGGAAGTAAATCAGTTTTGTTTTGTCTTTGATAGGAACGTAGTCGGAGAAATTAAACTCGTTGAGGTGCGCTGTTAAAACGCAGTGAAACATGCGAAGCAAGGAGTTAACGAAAGCATCAGCAGCAGATGAAGGAGTTCCTACGATATAAAGTGTATTCAGTGTAGTGCAGAGTCGAGAAAGGGAATAATCGCTAAACCATTTTCCTAACATGTATGAGAAAGTAATTAGGTTGAATCCCTCTTTTTCTATGCAAGCGAGCAGTCGTCTGCTGGTGTTTGGTTCGATGGATAGGTTAGAGTCGTTCATGATGGTTTGGTATAGGCTGTAGCTACAGTATAACTTTTTGGCGTCTTCAAGCAAGGCTCTGCCTTGAGGACGGCTACCGTACTGAACGTATTGTTCGGGATCCTTGTATTGCCATTCGGATTCGCTGAAGATGTGTCTTCTCTGAAGACCGTATGCGATCTCGCCGTGGCTTTGTGCGTTACGCTTATTGTTCCTGGACCCTCGGCTCTGGAGGGGAAGACAATGTTTCGAATACGGTTAGTTTGGGTCTCTTTTCTAGTTTACGCCTATGGGTTTCAGCGAACTTCACGATTAATTTAGAGGCTCTGAGAAATTTTTCCTGAACGTTAATGTTCAGGGGAAGAATAGAGTAGCGCTGGTCTAATACACACCAACGGAAGGAATCGGATACGGGATCGGGAGTATACGTGATCCAACTAAATTTTTGATTTTGTTGAAGGTATGCAAAGTAAGCCTTCAAAAGGACCACGAGTTCTTTGCTGATGTTGTGAGCGAAAGAATAGAGAAAGCGAGAAAATTGAAACTGGGGGATGTGACAGGACAGGATATGCACTTTAGCGTTGACTTTTAGTGTAGGTACGTTTCCGATTGCTGTTCTTGGAGCTAGGTTGTGAAGAACAACAAAGATGTAGAAGGCGGTGCAGTGAGCGGAGCGCGCAAATAATTTAGATGGCAATGCGTGGAAAAGAACGGATACGCTGGAGCCCGAGCATAGTTTGTCCATGCACTCGTCCATGATGATGGCTATTGGTCCTTGACGAGAAGCGTTGACGTAGATGTTGTTGGGGTGTTCGATGTTGAGGTTCTCCGGCGACGTGGCTTCGTCGTAGGTCATTTCTACGAATTCCGGATTGAACGTGCACGTTCTGGGTGCGAACGTTCCGTCGTCTTTGCAATCGTAGTTGGATTCTATGAGTTGTAGGTTCCATGCCGTTTGTTCTACCGGTGGTATCATGTTCTTCTCGGGGGTAATGAAAATGACTGTTTCCGGTATGGGTTGCAACATGTTGCAGGATATTAAGGCCCTCAGTAGATGACTCTTCCCCGAGCCGGTCGGACCGTAAATGACTCCTATGACGGGCTGTCTGCCCATGTTGAGAGAGGGTAGCTGTCCAGCTACTAGGTATCCGCTGTCTTCTAGTTCCTGATGCTTGACCGAATGTTGGATGTCTAGGAACTTGTCGTTGACTCCGCCCAGACTGTAAAAATCGTCGAAAGTGGGAAATTTCTGTTCGCGAAAGAGATGCGGTGCTAGGTCTGCTGCGCCTTCGTACCATCCTGTTACTCGTTTGTAAAATTCACCAGATTCTAGATATTCTTCTTCGTTATAGTTCCAGGTTTTTCTTTTTTTGTTGTCGGTTGATGACGTCATAGGGTCGACAGCGCGTCTAGGATGCTATCGCAGTCTTCTACGGAAAGAAAGAGGTTTGGGTCTGTATGATGGAATTCCAAATCGAACCCGTCTACGGCGTCTTCTAAAAATCTGAGTGGAGCTAGTGGATCTTCGTGGCCCACCGGGGGCACGTTCCTGACGTCGTTGGAAGTTCGCGGGTTGGGGTGTTCCGTATCGTACGGGTAGAGAAAGTCCCCGTGTTGGTACTGCGTTAGGTCCTTCCAGGGTCTCAGAATTCTAGTTAGTTGTTCGTTATGGATGGTAAACGGGTCGTACCTGCTGACTTTGTTGAGTAGAGTTGTCTTGAAGATCGTCCGCCGGGTGTGCAGTTCGGGAATCTTACTGATGCCGCCGTACAGTTGATCCTCGTGACGCTGCCAACAGCGCTCTAATGTCTCGTACAGAAGTTCCGCTTGTTTATGTCCTTTAGATCGGATTTTTCCGGTGCCCACGTGACCGCATTCGGGATTAAGACACACGGCGTCCTTCAATCCGTAAAGTTTGGGGGCTAGGAATATCGCTTCGGAGCTGTAGGTGTCACCACCGCAGCGTTTACACTTGATATCGCAGTCACAAGCCCAGTAGAGCGCAGGGTGTTCGGGATCGAAAGTTAAACGGGTGTTCTGGTTTTTAATTCTGTGACTTCCTCTTTCTTTCATTCTGGCGTATCCGCTCGCGGTTACGAAGAGACTATCGGTGTCACCGTATAGTGTTTGTGGTGCGCGTTTCAGTAGGTGTGTTCCTTTATCAGGACCGTGTAAAATTTCACACCATTCGCTGAAAAACGCGCGTGACCATCCGAGCACGAAGCAGGCTATTTGTGTCGCGTAGCGTTTATTTTCCACCTGTTTGTCTAAATTCTCGAGGTGTAGTACGGTTAAAGCTTCTGGTGGGGCGTCTAGCAACCGTATGGGTTTAAACTTGGTTTCGTTTGCGGAAGCGTAGTGGGCGTGGTTAATGAACCGGGGGTCTGACTCCCCTATATAAGGGGGCGAGTCCAGCGCTTCCTGCAGTTCCTGATCGATTTCCGCCAGGCTCGCTTCGTGTGAGGTAAGTGCGTCTTCGACCTTACCGGCACTCTCGCCTTCTTCACTTTCTATATCTTCGGTGATTGATGTTGATGTATGGGGGATGAAGTAACGGTTGAGTTCCGAGGCTTTGAAGCTGTCTGGTCCCGGGGCGTCAGCTGGACAAATAACGGTTCCGCTAAGGGAATTGTCGTTTAGTAGTGTTACATGACGCACGACTTGGGTGCCTTGATAGATTTGTTGTCTGTCGTCGTCCGTTAGGTCCTGCTCAAACAATATTCTAGTGGTGTCCATGTTTGTGGCGAATGCCCCGTAGAGGGCATTGCTGAGCATTTTTGAGATGGAACGCATAACCTCGTTTTTCTCTCGATCTGCTTTTTCTTTGGCGTTGATGTTTTTGGTAACGTATTCAGAGCAAATTGTTTTCCAAGCGGGAAAGACGATGTTCATCTCGTCATGCAGGGCCGTTACTTTCCATCCGCGGTTGTGGAGCGTGATGATGTCTAAGATGGTGATGACTTCGTCGTATAGCGCTTCGTTCGTCCATACGAGGCGTCCGCCTCGCCTGGAGCATATAGGGGGCAGGGTGTCGAGCTGCTCTGACGGTGGTGGATAGGCCTCTACTTTCAAGATTGACGGTTTGATCCTTGGGTCGAAGTAGCTTATCGATGCTTCGGATTCCATTAGCTTGTTGAGTTCATCGACGTGAATGGCAGTAAATTTAGGGTCAAGGGGCATTCCGTGGGGCATAGGGTGGGTAAGAGCGGAAGCATACATGCCACAGATGTCGAAGACATACACTTGGTGACGGTAGGGTCCTAGCACGCTAGGGTAGCAACGACCGCCTCTGAGAGCTTGTCGAATGTATTTAAACATGGCTCGATGTGGAGCGTATACTTCGGCGACGTAGTCCGGGGAGGGATGTTTCTGTTTCTTTTTCTTTCCTTTGCCGCGTTGACGGGGTGCATGGTTTTCTTTGTCGGAGGGGTCCGGTGTTTTGAACGCTAATCGTTTTTCATGGTCTTCGACGTAAGCGCTGAAGGTAAGTTGTTTCCAGAAGGCGTGGGTGTTGCTGGGTATGGTAGGTCTCATAAAGATGTTAAATCGACCATGCATGCCTAATTCTTCGCGGAAATAGCGGTCATAACTCTCCAGTAGCGTGTGGGCTAGTTTTTTGGTGACTCGTACGTCTTGCATGCAGTATTCTAGACATGCTTTGATGATATCGTATCGTTGGCCCGGGTGTTGAGTCTGCCAGAGTGTCTTTTGTTCGGGGATAACGGAAGAATCTTCCCAATAACGTGGGACTGGAAAGCCTTCGTCGTCTTGCTGGAAGTGTCCGAAGGCGATGTATTCGTTAATTGCTTCGTAGGGACATTGACCCTTTGACAATTCCAGAGCGTAGGCGGCAGCTGCCTTTGATAGCTTGGCACCGCTGGTGAGTTGCAGAGTATCTCGTACCATGAAGCGTACCATAACGGATCTCGAGTCTTGGTGCGACACGACTCCTTTTGCCCATCTGTGCAGTCTGGTGGGGTCTTTTTTGATATAATTAGGATTAGGTAAATGAAATAAGACGTCATTGAATAGCAAGCGTCCAACGCGAGGCATGAAGAAGCGATCACAACGACACGCTTCCGGAAAGGCGTCCCTCCTTTCCACAAGTTCCGTGGCAAGTAACAGCTCGTCGAATTTGCAGATGTTGTGCCCTAGGATGACGATGTGCACGTTGTAGAAGTCTTCCGGTAGTGTAAGTGGTTCGGTGGGTTGTGCGAACAGCTCGTACGGGATGTTGAAGATGGAGGAGTATTGACCTTCCGACATCATTTTTTGACAGTATGCACGGTTGCTTTTGGCGTACCTTTCTACTAGGTCTTCAGCGAATGTTTGTTGGAGTCGGGATCGGTAAGCTCTAAAGCGCCTGGCGACGACGCCAGGTTCAGTGTTTAACCAGTAGAACCCTTCGTCGAGCTTATTTAAGTCGGGATCCATGAGCGCGACTTGAGTGGCTAATTCAACGAGCTCTGCGTCTCCGCTGAGCATGAAACATAACATGAAGGGGTGCATTCTTTTACCCTTGGGTTCAAAAACGGTATACGTTTCGATGTCATACGTGACGAACAGCTGTTTGCAGTGGGGATATTGCGCGGGACACGAGAAGCGGACGTGCTGCCACATGTCTTTACCCTGTTTTTGAACAGCGTGATAGAAAAAAGCTGATCTGCGTTCGTTGCATGTGTGGTTGCGAACCCAGTGTCTCCCGCATGTGGGGCACGTTTGTACCGCTGTTCTACTGGTGATCCAAACCCATTCGTTTTGTTGATTTCTTGCTACGAGCATAGGCGGTAGTACCGGATTGTCTCGTTCTGCGAAGCGTTTGATGATAGCCTGCTTTCCCTTAAAATGAACGAGTCCCACGTAGGCGGGCTTGAAAATGGCTAGTCTGGTTACGGGGTCGGATTGGTAGTATCCGTAATCGATACGGTCGTAAGCTCTGGAACGTTTGGAGGCTAGTAAAAAATGATGGAGTCGCAGAAATTTTTTCATACCTTTGTGAAAAACGGATGGCTGTAGTCTGTACGGTTCGTTGTCAATGTAGAATACGTTTGCTCTCAGCGGATTTCCTTTCACTGTTTTGAAGTGTTTTTTAGCTTCTTCGTACTGTTCCGCGGATAAGAATTTAACGTATTTGGAGTCTTCGCCTAGCAACGTGTTGTGTAAGTGCGAACAGCGGTTCGTTTCGGAATGCATCATGGACGCATGGATGGAGGCACGTGGCGAGCTACCGCGATGTCTTGTTCCCTGCGTCTTAATACGTGTCGTAGGTTAGCAGTGATTCGCTCGTTGGTGCTGATGGCTACGATCCCTCGGTATTTGATGCGAAAACTGATGTCGATGCTGTCGATGAATTCTTCGCTTAAATTGAGTTGTTTCAGTACTTCTTCAATGTCTCCAGATCTGTCTCTGTATTGGATATCGGATAGAAATAATTGTTGGTCTGCTTCGTCCATGCCTTCGAATTGCCCGGTGCGCTCAACCATTAACAGGAAGTCGCGCAAGATACGGTTCCACAAAGTTTCGAATATGATGGCGGGATTAGATTGTTCACTCCAAATACGTTTGAATACGGGCTCGGCGTTTACGTCCCAACCTACTATTAGTACCTGAAGGGTCGTGACGTCTACGTAACGCCTAAATTCGCGATTGGAGATAAAGTGTGTGTACAGGTAGTAAAGAGTAGAAGCGATGTGTTCGGCTAAGAAGAAGTAGAGTACCCATTTGCGCAAAAAAGATTCGGTGACTAAAGCTACGTCAGAATCGCGCGTCTGTAACAAGAGACGGTAGAATGCGTTGGTAAACTGGAATAGTTCGTGTCGCTTTGCCGGGCCAGTTAATTCCTCCTGGAGTGCGTTAATGGCTTCGAGAGCGGTGTGTATCACTTCGTCCAGCAGCGTTTTCTCCTCTTCCTCTTCTGGTGGTTCATATTCCGACTCGTCTTCTTCTTCTTCTAACCCCATTTCTTCGATAGGGACCCCGGGTCGTTCGGTTGACGCTACGGCAGCAGGTGCCCTGCGTCTTCGTATGACGCGCGGTAACCTGTCGACGAATTCCTTTACGACTCGTCGACGTAGGCGTCTAGCCTGAGAGGCGGTGATGGCCCTCCCGAATCGATCTCTGGGTCTGAGTCCGGTTCTGTCGGCAACGCGTCTGTTTCTTAGCACGATGGCTCCTCCTGTGAAGCTGCTTGGAAGTCTCTGTTCTGAGTCTGGGGCCAGAGTGCTGACAAAACATCTCGCCATTGTCTCTGCAGGCTCTTCGTTGCGATTTCGAGGGTCCGAGGCCGCTTGACGAATCAGGTCCTGCGTATCCAAATCGGCGAACGCTTCGGTGAACAGCGTTAGCCAGTTATCTTCTCTGAAAACTTCTGATCCAGGTAAGAACCGATACGTGTTTTCCGTGTTAAATTGATCATGCGCGTAGCAAAATAAGTAATGGCAAAGGGCGACCCTGAGACGACGGATCGCTTCGAGAAGCGTGACGTCGTCTCTAGATGATGCTCTCATAATGATATCGTTTTGCAATCCCTGTGCGCCGCTACCCGTTAATTGATGGCTGTGAGTTGCTAACGCAGCTGCCAGAACACCGTCGCCGTCGTCTCCCACGCCTACGACGTCCCCCGATCGCGAGACGTCCAGTCCTCGACCTCGTAGGTGGACGTGCGACATGTCGGTAGCTATACGGTCCATGAGTACCGCGTTGTGCATTTGCTCGAAACTATCGTGAAAATTTTCGAGATCGAGGAATCTCATGTAGGCCCCCACGTTTACTGCATACGAGCAATCCGTGAGACATGTCCAGAAGAGTCTTCGGGGTCGTTGTGTTGGTGGGCTGTCGTACCCCAGTTGCATAAATATGCGATTTTCAAAGAAATAATCGTTCAAAGCGCGATGCATGTACTGGTAACCGAGTAACAGATGCGGCGGAGGTAGGCGGTGGTAGGGATATCCCGCGACGTTCGGACCGTCCGGGCTAAGATCTCGAAGTTGCATGAGGCGGTAATCGTAGATACGGCTGACGAGGAAGACGCTGCGGGGATGCACTAATGCCGGCTGATTTCTGATCATGGGAAAGTCGGATGCAATTACCGGTTGACAAAACCGCACCGTGTTTAGACTCTGGCCGGTGAGCTCCGCGAAGACTCTGTAAGCCTGAAATTGAGCCCCTAACGTTTTTAGAGAGCGGTCGGTCGTGCAAGTGCTGTGTTCGACGCCAAAACCATGCACCCTGTTCTGCAAAGTGTACGGAATGCGAACGCTGCTGCCGTTGAAGGATCTTACCATCACCAACAACATCCGCGCCACCAACACCGTCAACAACATCCGCTACCTCAACAGAGATACGAACAATCGCACCCCGGGAATGGTGACCGTAGTCGTGTGCGAGCTCCGACCCCGCCTCGACACCCCGCACAACATGCGTTGCCCGTGCAGACGCCTAACCCATCCGGCGAGGATGTCGAGGCGGAGTCGGAAGCCGACGGACCGCCTGTTTGCGGTTTGTCGGCCGGTGCGGATATGGATGAGATAAGGATGCGAGAACGGGAAAGTGCTCGCCGCGGAGCGATTCCCGAACTCAATCTTTTTAAAGCGAATAAGGAAATATTACCTCAGAACGATTACGAGAGGGAATCTATGTATCGCGCTGGACACGCTTTAAGCGTAGACAGAAATAGGGTGTTGACTGCGCGAGATTTCGCATACGGGGAGGGGGAGGACCCGTCATTCACTCCTGGGGCCAACCACTTGAGAGCGGCTGAGCTAAAACGGGCCGCCGAGCAGACGGCTTTCGGAGAGGAAATGAGAAATAGTTGCCACCAAACACGCTTGCGAACTGCGTTGCTTCGTCCTGAACTGCCTGCCGGTATCTATTACTTGTATGATTTCGTTCAGACTTATGTCGATCACCCGGACGGAAGGGTTAAGCTGAATCCCCAGTTGGTTTTGGTCGCCCAGCATGCGGGTAATACGATGTTAGCGCAAAGGCTGTGGGCTATCGCTGAGGAGAAAAACGCGTGGTTGAGGGATTTGATAGAGATGGCATATATGATCGTCAATGATCCGTATCTCAATACGGAGCAACAACTGTCTGCTTTGTGTACAACGGTTGTAGAGCTTAGCATGAAATACGCTAAGATTGCAGCTACAAATGGCTACCCCTCTATGGCTCAGATGGCAAAAGCTCAGGAATTTTTTTACCGAATTATGACCGCCGTACTTGATTTAGGAGTTCAGGTAGGAGTTTACAACAACCGCCCGGTACGTTTCCGCCAGAAGCGCATCGGCGACATTCCGCAGATGTCTGACGCGGACTACATGTTCGGTTTGACCCAGGCGCTCGAGAACAGACCTCCTCAGAGCGAATCTTTCCTGTCGGAAGAGGGAGAATCCAGCGGCGGCGAGGAGGATCAATACGATGACTACTACTGAGTCGTTTTTGGCATTGGCCCCTTCGGGTCGTGAAGAGGTGGCGGAAGCGCTAAATTCCCTGCCGGATGGCAGGGACGCGCGTTCTTTACGTCATGCTCCGTACGCTAACCGCTTGCTTAAACTTCAAACGGCGATGGTCCCGCCGAAGATAGATGGGACATCCGAGCGCGTAGCTGAGGTGGTTAAGGGCCTGGCAGATCAGGGAGCTATTTATCCGGATCAAATGGGAGCGATCCACTCAGACTTGTTAAACCGAGCGTACACGTGGAATTCGATGGGCGTGCAGGAAAGCATTCAAGCTCTGGTCAATGACGTGATTCACGGACAAAATAAAGCGTTGCGAGACGAACTATCTCGCACGAGAGAGATCGCTAATGCATCGCTGCTGACCCAGTTTTATGACAGCATTTACAAAACGGTCGATAGGGGTCAGCGAAATCTCGAGGGATTCAAAAAACTTCTGCGTCTTTTCGTGAATAACGTCCCGAATGCCGAAGTGTATGGCTCGGGTGGTTCTTTCAGTATGCAGGTCAACCTAGGAGGCACTAGTCAAAACATCAATTTAACGAACGCTTTTGACAACCTGAAAGACATTTGGGGCGCTAGGTGGGACGCGGTGAATAATCCGCGTATCGGTGCACTGCTCACACCTAACACGAGAGCTCTGTTATTCTTTGTGAGCGCCTTTTATGATTATGGAACCATGGAACCCGGCAGCTATCTCGATAATATTTTGAGATTATATAAGGAAGCGATTAGAGCAGATATTGATGCCGAGGGCGACGCCGTCATGGAGCTGGGCGAAGCGGGGGCTAACCTGAACTTACACTTTAACGAGTATAAAGACACGCTGAACTATTTGTTGCAAAACCGTCAATCCGTGCCGGATACGGCTCCTCTGGAACTCAGCGATGAGCAGGAACTGCTATTGCAATATTTGATGCGACAAATTAGACAAGCGCTGAAAGATAGGGTGCCGTCTGACGTTTCTGTCAGCACCATGGCTCAATACGTGGATCCAAGGTTATATCAGACGAATAAGGTGTTTATAGAAAAGTTACAGAATTATCTGCTGGAAGCTCACGCGAGAAATCCGTTTTACTTCAAATCGATCGTTCTCGATCCGAACTGGCGCCCTCCTCTAGGACTATATACCGGAAATTACGTTATTCCGGAAAGACTTCCCCTAGATTATTACGATGGAACGGAAAGTGAAATAGGGGGGCCTTCTAGAGACGAATATTACGAGGAATATCCCTATGTGAGAAAACCTTATAAGAAAATGAACACTAGGGAAAGAGCGGAATTTCAAGACGAGATAGATCAGTTAACGGCGCAAATCGATCAGGCCCTTGGCGTACAATCAGAAGCCGGATGGTTGGCCGATCATCGTTTGCCTCAAGCGTTCGACGGAGCGTTAAGCTTGACAGATCCCTCGACGGTGCCGCTGCCTCCGTCTCCTCCCGATCAATCCATGTCTAGCAGCCGTAGGAGTTCGATAGCTAGCGTGAACGATTTAATGGGCCGCATGACGCTCTCGGGAACCGGCGGAGCCGGGTTTTTTGCTAGTCTGAAACCTACCGTAGGTAGTCCGAGACCATCTAGTTTTACACAACCTAGCGGGTTAGCGTTGGGCTTGCGTGGTACGGGCGTACCCGCTCGCGCTGGAGGAGGACCTATTCGCGGCTTCGCTAGACCCCGTTTAGGCGGTATGAGCGGTTCGCATTTAGCAAGAAAAGCGATGATGAACAAATCAGTGAAGCAGGGAAAACGACTGCGATTTTACTAGTGGGAAATCATACCGTCGCGAGATACGCGCTTGTAACGAAGGGAACTTACCGCCATTCTGCAGTGTTGTCGACGGATCCGCCTCTTCCTTTAAAGATGTTCGGTCAACACGAATTCGGTCACCTCGAATCTACGTTGCGGCGTACGACGTCAATGGGAATGCCTCCCGCTCCTCCTCCTTCTCCGGTGCAACCGCCGCCGATTTACGGTTTAAGTGACAATCCGCCCTACAGCGGCGAACGTTATCCTGCGATGGTGAACGGTTTGCCCCCCGATGCCGCTTCAAGTGGCGTCGCTTCGGCCGATGCGGAACTGTTCGTTCCCGTGCAGAGGGTGATGGCTCCTACAGGAGGTCGAAACAGCATTAAGTATCGCGATTACGTTCCCAATCGCAACACGACCAAGCTGTTTTATGTAGACAACAAATTGAGCGATATCGATACTTACAATTTAGATGCTAATCATAGCAATTTTAGAACAAGCGTTATTCACAACCAGGATCTAGACCCGGAAACGGCTTCGACAGAGACTATACAGCTAGATAACCGATCTTGTTGGGGAGGAGATTTAAAAACCTCTGTCAAAACGAACTGCCCCAACGTTAGTTCTTTTTTTCAAAGTAATACCGTTCGTGTTAAGTTAATGTGTGCGCGTGATCCCCCTCCCACCGGCGATCAATCCGGAACTGGAGTTTATGACCCCCAGGGGGCGCAATACAAATGGTACGATCTGACTATACCAGAGGGTAATTACGCGTTAAACGAAATAATCGATTTGTTGAATGAAGGCATCGTTCAATTATATTTACAAGAAGGACGACAAAATAACGTTCAGAAATCCGATATAGGTGTTAAATTTGACACCCGGTATCTAGATCTATTAAAAGACCCTGTGACGGGCATGGTTACTCCAGGCACGTACGTTTTTAAGGGCTATCATCCAGATATAATTTTGCTACCCGGGTGTGCGATAGATTTTACTTACAGTCGTTTAAGTCTCATTCTGGGGATTGCAAAGCGTCAACCGTACTCGAAGGGTTTCGTGATTACTTACGAAGACTTGGCTGGCGGCAACGTTCCGGCGCTGCTGGACGTGAATTCCGTTCAGGTGGACGATGCCGACGAGGACGTGATCGTCCTGGCCGACGCTAAGCCCTTGTTAAAGGACTCAAAGGGCGTGTCCTATAACGTCATATATGACTCATCCAACCGTCCCGTGACAGCTTATCGCTCGTGGTTAATCGCTTACAACCAATCGGGTTCCGCCGCGAGTCAGGCGACCTTGCTGACTGTTCCGGATGTGGGCGGCGGTATCGGTGCGATGTACACGTCGATGCCTGATACTTTCACCGCACCCACCGGATTTAAAGAGGATAATACCACGAATTACGCACCCGTGATCGGCATGAATTTATTTCCTGCTATAAACAAGGTTTATTACCAGGGCGCGTCCGCCTACGTGCAATTACTGGAAAATTCCTGCCAGTCAGCCACTGCCGCCTTCAACCGGTTTCCCGAGAACGAGATATTGAAACAAGCCCCGCCTATTAACGTCTCCTCCGTGTGTGATAACCAACCTGCTGTCGTTCAGCAGGGGGTGCTGCCGCTGAAGAATTCTCTGACCGGTTTGCAACGCGTACTTATTACAGACGACCAACGCAGGCCTATACCTTACGTATATAAATCGCTCGCTACGGTTCAACCGCGCGTGCTGAGCAGCGCCACTTTACAGTAAAAAACGTATTTTTTCATCGCAGACCGTTGAAAATATGTCCATTCTGATCTCTCCCAACGATAACAGAGGTTGGGGTATGCGTCGTCGCAGTAGATCGTCCATGCGCGGGGTAGGGACGCGCCGTCCACGCCGATCGCGAATGACTCTGCGTACACTCTTGGGATTGGGTACGGTTAGCCGACGGAGACGGAACCGGCGCACAAGGCGCCGTTCCTCCAGACCCGCCTCCACCACTAGTCGGCTGGTGGTGGTGCGTACCCGAAGAGGAGGACGCTAAGAAACATTTTATGCCGTCGGACTCACACAAATCAAAAACCATCGTGATTTGTGATTTTATCGCGAGCGCGAATTGTAAAAAAAAAATAAAAAACCGCATTTTGCGACTCCATGCTTCGAACTACTGATTGAATGTACCCGTGCTGTGCACGCAGGAGAAGAACCGTCGTCATGCCGGCCGTAGTGCTTACGGGAGGCAGATCCGCATCGAGGAGGAGGTCCTCCGTTTCTCGAAGAAAGCTGACGGTCCCAAAGCTCCGCACCAGACGTCGTAGCCGTCGCGGAGCCTCTAGCGCTAGTAAGAGAAAGACATCGCCGCTTGTGACGGTTCCCTCGCCGGCGACGGCGTCGCCGTCGGAGAGAGCCGCTCTACAAAATTTAGCACAACGCCTGCAGCGCGGTCATTACACGGCATGGCGTTCCGCTAACTACCCCCCTCCTGCGGCTTCCGAGGCCGCCCTAGCGGCGGCTTCGAGCGGTGAACCTGCTACTGCTAGGGATTTAACGACCGGAACCACTGCGGTGGCGGTTCCTCTTTCAGGTTCAGGTTCGGTCCGCCGACGGAGAACAAGTGTTACAGGCAGCGGAACCCGACGATCCAGAAAACAACTTAAGGGGGGAATATTGCCTGCCCTCATTCCGATCATCGCCGCTGCCATCGGAGCGATTCCAGGAATCGCGGGCACCGCGGTCGGAATAGCCAGTTTAAAGGAGCAGCAGAGGCAGTTCAATAAGATGTACAATCAAAAATAAGAAATCGGAGCTGTTTCCGCCCAAGGTCGAATGTCTAAAGGTCGTTTTCAATAAAAAATTTTTATAGACCCGTTGCTGCCGTCGTCGACGTCGTTCGTCATCAACAACACATCTTCACCGCCATGGATTACGCCGCGCTTTCTCCACACGTCGGTGGTTGGGCCCTGAGAGACGATCACCTCGGCGACTCTAGCTTGCGAGGGGGCGCTATTAATTGGGGGAATTTGGGATCTCGTTTGTCGAGCGCACTGAGTACGGCGGGACGATGGATGTATAATCAGGGAAACCGTTTCCTGCATTCTAATACGTTCGGACAAATTAAGCAAGGGTTTAAAGATAGCGGCGTGATTCGAAACGTCGCGAATCTTGCTGGGGAGACCTTGGGGGCTCTCACGGACATAGGACGCATGAAACTTCAACAAGACTTGGAGAAGCTTCGTCGCAAGGCCCTCGGAGAGGACGGTCCCGCGTCTCAGGCCGAGTTGCAAGCCCTCATTCAGGCGCTTCAAGCGCAAGTAGCCGCGAGCGACTCTTCGGCATCCGCAGCACCCTCTAGCCAGCCCGCTGCCTCCGCACCTCTTAGGCCCACCACGCGCCCTATTCCCGAGATGGTGACGGAAGTTAGACCTCCCGTTACGTCCTCGGCACCCGCGGTACCCGAAACGGATCGACCGATGACTTTGGAAATGCGTCCTAAACGCAGACGAAAAAGACCGACGCCCGGTTCCTGGCGTTCTAGGCTCAACACGCTTTCGGGCAACGGCGTCGCGACCTCCACTAAACGCATGTGTTACTGAACGATCAGGAAAAATCTCAATGTTCTACCTAAAAACACAGTGTCGCCGTTCTTTTAGGTCGTTTCCGTCGTTACGGTCTTTGGCCATGGCAGCGTTCACGCCCGACCTGACCACCGCGACGCCGCGGCTCCAGTATTTTCACATCGCCGGTCCGAGCACCAGGGAATACCTCTCCGAGGACCTACAGCAGTTTATTGCCGCGACTGGAAGCTACTTTGAGCTGAAAAACAAGTTCAGACAAACGGTAGTCGCTCCTACCCGCAATGTCACTACCGAAAAAGCTCAGCGTCTGCAAATCAGGTTCTACCCGACTCAAACGGACGACACGCCAAACAGCTACCGTGTTCGATACAGCCTCAACGTCGGCGATAGTTGGGTCTTAGACATGGGTGCAACTTACTTTGATATCAAAGGGATTTTGGACCGCGGACCATCCTTTAAGCCTTACGGAGGTACCGCATACAATCCCTTAGCCCCGCGCGAAGCTTTTTTCAACAATTGGACCACTGGAACAGGAAGCACTACCGTCATCACAGGCCAACTCACTCATCCTTATGAAAACAAGGCGCAAGACAACGCTGCCGAAACGGCAACCGTTGTTGCTCATCTTTCCGGAACATACCCTAATCCTAATATCGGACCTTGTATTAGCGAAATGGCATCTCTCACCGCTCAACAAGCAGCGGAAGTCGGTTTAGCTGCTAGGTTTGCTAAGGTACCTGAAGGGGAGCGTTTGGCTTACGGGGCTTACGTTCAACCCGTAGCCAGTGACGGGTCTCAGTCTCTGAATACAACACCATATTGGGTGACTAGCAGCGACGGTACTAAGTATCTGGGTGTAATGGCTGTTGAGGATTTCACTCAGAGCCTTACCTATCCAGATAGTCTCCTCATACCACCTCCTACCGATTACGGTACCGTAAATAGCGGCACGATGAAAGCGAATAGACCTAATTATATAGGATTCAGGGACAATTTCATCAATCTGCTCTATCACGATACTGGAGTGTGTTCCGGTACGCTTAATTCCGAGCGTTCTGGAATGAACGTGGTAGTAGAACTGCAGGACAGAAATACCGAACTCAGTTACCAGTACATGTTAGCCGATATGATGTCTAGGCATCACTACTTTGCGCTGTGGAACCAGGCTGTGGATCAATACGATCCCGAAGTCCGAGTATTTAACAATGACGGCTACGAAGAAGGCGTGCCTACGTACGCCTTTTCACCAGAGGGGACAGGCACGGGACCGATATCATCGTCAGCTCTGTCTCTCAGCGGGGCGAAGGTTTACACAAACGGCACTAACGACAAGAATGCTGAGCTAACTCAGTATTCTGCTTACCTTAACGCGGGTTCCGTTCCGTCTTATGAGATAGACCTAGCAGCATCTCAACGCCGAAATTTCATCATCACTAACATAGCGGAATATTTACCTGACAAGTACAAATTTAACATCCCAGGTTTCGATCCTGAAACCGATAACATCGATCCGACCACTTACGCTTACATGAACAGACGCGTCCCGTTGACCAATATTGTTGATTTGTTTACTAACATTGGCGCCAGATGGTCTATTGATCAAATGGATACCGTTAACCCGTTCAATCACCACCGCAATTGGGGTCTTAAGTACCGTTCGCAGCTGTTGGGCAACAGCCGATATTGCCGGTTTCATATTCAGGTTCCGCAGAAATACTTTGCTATTAAAAATCTGCTCCTTCTACCTGGAACGTATACATACGAATGGGTCCTGCGCAAAGATCCCAACATGATCCTACAGTCAAGTCTCGGGAATGATTTGAGAGCCGACGGGGCTTCCATCGTTTATTCCGAGGTTAACCTCATGGCTAATTTTATGCCAATGGATCACAACACGAGCAATCAGTTAGAGCTTATGCTGCGCAACGCTACTAACGACCAGACCTTCGCTGACTACCTCGGCGCTAAAAACGCTTTGTATCAGGTACCGGCGGGGTCAACCGCTTTGACTATCAACATACCAGCTCGAACATGGGAAGGTATGCGAGGCTGGTCATTCACTCGCGTTAAGGCGTCGGAAACTCCTCAACTAGGAGCTCAGTACGACGTAAACTTTAAATACTCAGGTAGCATTCCTTATTCCGACGGTACTTTTTACCTGACTCACACTTTCCGCAACATGAGTGTATTATTCGACACATCTATCAACTGGCCTGGTAACGACCGACTCCTTGCGCCTAACATGTTCGAAATCAAGCGTAACGTGAGCATCGATAGCGAGGGATTCAACATGTCTCAGTGCGATATCACAAAGGATTGGTTCCTCGTTCAAATGGCAACCAATTACAATTATGTTTTTAACGGCTATCGCTACTGGGCAGACAGACAGTACTTCCATTATGATTTCTTAAGAAATTTCGATCCTATGACTCGTCAAGGCCCCAATTTTCAAGACCCTAGTTTATTTGACTTGACCGCTTACGTTCCTACATTACCAGATGCTGCTGACGGAATGCAAAATAGTCAGGATGCTATTCGTAATAATTCAGGATACATTGCTCCACGTAGCTGGCCGGTATACACCGGTCAGCAGGGAGAATCCTGGCCCGCAAACTGGCCGTATCCTCTAATAGGTTATGATTCGATCCAAGCAAACCAGATTGTAAATTACAAGAAATTCTTATGCGATAACTACCTCTGGACAGTGCCGTTTAGCTCTGATTTCATGTACATGGGAGAATTAACCGATCTGGGTCAAAATCCAATGTACACTAACAACTCGCACAGTATGGTAATTAACTTCGAGTTGGACCCGATGGAGGAAAGCACATACGTTTACATGTTGTATGGAGTGTTCGATATGGTAAGAGTGAATCAGCCTGAGCGTAACGTACTGGCTATGGCTTACTTCCGTACGCCTTTCGCCACAGGCAACGCCGTGTAATAGTTGATGCAATGGCCGGGACCACCGAAAATCAACTGAATCAATTGGTCGGAGCCATGCACTTGAGACACAGATTCCTTGGCGTATTCGACAAATCATTTCCGGGTTTCCTCGATCCTAACCACCCTGCTTCTGCTATTGTCAATACGGGCTCGAGAACCTCCGGCGGGATGCACTGGATCGCTTTCGCTTATGAACCGCTTGCTCGAAAATGTTATATGTTTGACCCTTTTGGATGGAGTGATAGGGAACTTTGGAAATTGTACAAAGTTAAATACGATTCATTTCTGAGACGTACTGGCTTGTCCCAACCCGATCGGTGTATACAACTAGTACGATCTGTAGAAGCAGTTCAGTGTCCCTGTTCTGCTGCCTGTGGTCTATTTAGTGCGCTGTTTATAGCGTCTTTTGACAAATACCCTATGAAACCCATGTCAGGAAACCCTATCATAGATACCGTGATAGGCGTGAAACATGTTGATATGTACAAACCCGATTACATGGGAGTACTCCATCGTAATCAGGAACGGATGTATTACTGGTTCGGTAAGGAAAACGCTTACTTCCGCGAACATGCCGAGGATTTGAAACGCGAAACAGCTTTGGAATCGGTACCCGAAAACCATTTTCGAGGCAGATAAAATGAGGTTTAAGATCGACTTTATTGTTTCTCGAATACCAATAAACGATTTCGTGATTACAAAACAACCGCAGTGGTCTATTGCGAGTATCACATGAAAATTTGCTTTCTAAGCGAAGGGGTCGTCACTCTCCACTGGACAGACCGGTGCTATGACCTCGGTCTTGTAAGCGTAACGGTCGTTCCAGCGGAATTCGGGGACGTGAGTTGGGGCTTGCACGCCTAACACGGTTTGTACCAGCTCCGTAGCGAAAACGTAAGCGTAGCGCAGATCCATAGACGAAATCCTCCAAGCGCATGTTTTGTCGGTGTTCTTGCGGGAAGCACGGCTACCGCTCGCTCCGTAACCAGATGTCAACGAAGATTGAGGGTTGCAGCAGGTAAACACCATCGTATGAGGAAACTTCTTATGCGCTTTCATATCGGGTCGGGCTCTGCACACATCAGCAGTAATGTCGTCGGTGCCACTCAACTTGTACGGAATCATACGGCAAGTCTGGCGGCCGCTGATCGGACTCTCGATGGCATAGTTGCAGTTACAATTGGTTGAAATAAGGACGCACTCTTCGGCTCTCTTCTTTTCGGCCTTTGGATAGAGCGCTTTCGTCCATTCTAGGTCGTGACGCATAGCGCTCATGGCCTTGGCGGCATCGGAAAAGACCATGCCGCAACTTCCCATAGCGTGTGGATAAGGGAAGCCGCTGTGTTCAGCATCTTTAGCACATACCACGTTCTGATCGAATCTCAGAACGACCACTTGCTTTCCGTAACGATTTTTCTCGACGGACCCGTTCTGCTCCGCAATCGCTCTCTTACCCGCTTCGCTTGTAGGGTTTAACTCCACGGTACGTGGCTTAGTAATCATAGGCGAACCGTGCATACACTTTAAGCTCGTTGTGCTTACCATCCATCCGTGGCGCCAGACATGCGCTCCCCCTGGAGTAAACTTCGGCTCCAGGTCTGACATACCGTATAGCATTGCTGCCAAGAATCTTCCAATTTGATTATGAAACGAATCAAAGCTTGAGAAGGTCAAGCGAAACTCGGGGTGTCTTTTTCGCACGAAAGTTCCCCCTAGCTTTGTCCAGATGGCATCGTCGGGACGAATCGTGGCACCTTGCCAACGCATATCCAAACGTTCACACAAGGTGACGAGGAAGCTCATCGCTTTTTGGGCGCCAAATGTCACGGGATCGCTCAGTGGCGGGTTTTCGTCGCTCGAATCTACTTCTTCATCTTCGTCGGTGTCGTGCGTATTCGCCGCAGACATGGCTCTTTCTTCATTTCGCTCCTCTTCGGGCGCTTTCTTAGCTTTCTTTGATGTTTTCGAGGTCGATTTACCCGGTGTCGACTTTCTCTTCTTCTTTTCCGAAAAAATTTCCTCGGATATCGACACCAACTCTTCGTCTTCGACCTCCACCGTGGTATTCTTTCTCGCGGTCAACGCTTTCGATGCACTTCTAGCGCTAATTCCTTCCATTGTAGCAACTACTTCGCTGCACGACGCGTCCTCTGCTCCACTCTCGTCGGAACTATCGAATACCTGTTGAACTTCCAACCTCCTCTTTTGTATCCTCGCGGGGGGACCTATTGGTGGATAAAGGTCGACGTGACAGGCAAACCCCGCCTAAAAGGAACCTGAGGGTAACACGTGAACGGGGGGTATACATATAAAAACGATCTCCCAAGACCGCGTTCACCCATACCGCATTTGTTGCTGCTGTCCGAAGGCTCGTTCCAATCCGATTCTGAGTCTTCCGAAATTGGCATCGGGGTCTTTTCCCTTTCCCGCAGCAACTCGTTTTCCTCTCCGTCCGATTCGACCGACTGAACTACCACTGTTCGGATATCCACCATCTTCACGATTTCTGAAATCAGAAGAACACCATGCAAGCAGCACGCGCCATCAAACGAAATACAGCCGTCATCCTGAACCTAGTGCTGACAACCGTCAAGGATAAAGTCGGATGGACGAGATTCGCGTCCGACATAGGACGGTATGTAGCGGATACATACGGTGTAGGTTTGCCACCAGATTTCGGGGAAGGTGCGTCTGAAAATAACTCAGACATAGCCGCAGGAATCCTGGTGGAAACCTTAGGAGAGGAAAGAGCGGTGCTGGCCGCATACCGCATAGCGGAAGAACTGCTGGTAGAAGACATTCTGGAATCGAAAGATCTCGTACACGAAAAAACGTTAGACGTTGCAGTACGAGAGGATACTACTCGGAAAGAGGAATCGATATCTCTAGCGCCTACGGCGCCAGCTGACGTGCAAACGGATGAACAAGCAGAAAGCGATGTCGGTGCCACGTCGCCTCGGTACTTTCCGAACAACGAAACGTCAGACACGGAACTTGACAATATTCCTAACAACGCGGAAACAGGTGAAGAGAACATCGACGTCTCTTCTCCGTCTAGCATAGATAGCGGTTCTACAGACACCAGTTACTGTACGGTTTCAACCGTTTTAGCAGTATCTGATTCTTCCGACCCGGAAGAAGGAGTCGAGCAACCCGCCGAAGACGGGCAACCCGACGGCGATCCCGATGGAGGTAACGAGGAGAATGCTTCTGATACGGATAGCGGATACTATTCGGCGGATGGGGGACGAGCTCAACAAGAGACAGCGTCTCTGTGCTCCGGAGAAGAGAATGAACACGATAATGATGATTACTGTAGCGCTACACGCTCTAACGATGACAGCGGCGATTATAATGTCGAAGAACCGTCCGTAGTTAAAACAGACCAACCTTTCGATCCCATACCCGCCTTCCGAAAATGTTTCCAGCGTCAGGCCTTTATGCTTACAGGAGCTATCAAAGATGCTTTAAATGCTTATGATCGCGAAGTTCCGCTTAACGTAGAAAGCGTACAGTTTCAACTGGAACGCTACGTCTTTAATCCGGATCCTCGCATCCCTCCGGAATATCGAGAGGTTCGCTACAACTTCTACCCTCCCTTCATGCACCCCAGAGCTATCGCTAATTACCACATCTTCGCTGTTACTACCTCAATTCCGGTAAGCTGCAAAGCGAATAGAAGCGGAAGCGAGTTGTTGAAAAATTGTCGCGAATTGCGTGAGTTTAAGCGCTTACCTCGGTGGCGAATCACCGTTCAGGTGGACGACAGCCTCGGAGAGGAGGTGGTTCCTATAACAGAGCTAACGGACACAAAATTAGTACCGCTTAAAGACGATGTCTCCCGTCTGCAGTGGGCGAAAATGCGTGGGGAACACATTCGTTTCTTTAGTTACCCCTCGCTACACATGCCGCCTAAAATTACGCGCATGTTAATGGAAACCTTGTTGCAACCTTTCGCCGACGAAAACGATAAAGGCGACCTGCCACCCCCTTGTATTTCAGACGAGGAGTTAAAATGTATCGTAGACCCCTCAGGGCATATGAAATCGGAAGAGCTTTCGAAAGCCATAAACCGCAGGAGAACGATGGTTACCATGGCGGTGCGCTTCACCGCGCAATTAGAGCTAATGGAGCGTGTCTTGCGGGAACCTTCTTCCGTCAAAAAGATACAAGAAGTACTTCACCACACTTTTCATCACGGATACGTATCACTGGTCCGTGAAACCGCTAAAGTTAATCTAAGCAATTACGCTACTTACCACGGAATTACATACAATGATCCGCTGAACAACTGTACTGTTTCGAAACTGATGGAAGGTAAAGACAAGGAGGACTATATCATCGACAGTGTTTACCTGTTTTTAGTATTAAACTGGCAAACCGCAATGGGGATGTGGCAACAGGCGATCGATGAAACTACCATACAGATGTACACAGCTGTCTTCGCTAAGCAACGTCGTGCCATTTACTCTCTGACTTCCGTTACGGAGATTGGCAAGATGATCATAGATATTCTAATGGACGGAGACCGTTTGACGGACGAAATGAGAAAAGCCCTGCCCAATTTCATCACGCAAAGTCAGATCAGTGATTTTAGACACTTTCTCACCGAAAGATCTAACGTCCCGACGATTGCGGCTCCGTTTTACCCCAGCGATTTCGTACCTCTCGCCTTTAGGCAGAGCGCTCCTCTACTGTGGGATCAGGTTTATCTATTACAAATTGCGTTTTACATCGCCAACCACGGAGGATACTTGTGGGAACCGCCCGAGGATGAGGCGGAAGTACCACGGTACCGCACCTACTGTCCTTGCAATCTATGCAGCCCGCACAGAATGCCACTAGATAACATCGCACTGCACAACGAGGTTCTAGCCATCAACACCTTCGAAATACGCACAGCGGAAGGAAAGTCGTTCAAGCTCACACCCGAACTGTGGGCAAATGCCTACTTAGACAAGTTCGTTGCAGAAGACTTCCACCCTTTTACGGTGTGCCACTATACCCAAAATAAATCTCTTTTCACAAAAAATCATACCGCTTGCGTCACCGAAAGCCCAGAAATCCTAGCCCTGATTCGCCAGATTCAGACATCCAGGGAGGAGTTTCTTCTGACACGGGGCAAGGGGCTTTACAAAGACCCAGAAACTGGCGAGACGATCGCCAGTTCGCTGCCTTCCGAGACCCATCCTGGAGCCGTCTCCCGTTCGCCTATATCGTCCGTTACCGCCGGTGGATCCGGAGGAATTGGAACGCCGTCGAATTCTGTTAGGTCTGTACGGGCTGCCTACACTTCTGCATCCGCGTGCCGCAACGATCGGTCCCCTCCTTTCCAAGCGCTCGACCCTTCCGAGCACCGACGGCATGGCTCAGAAAATGATCGACGAGAAGAGCCGGGTGTCAGAAGGACCGCCGCCTCCACCGGAGGACGAGAGCGCTGTTCCGTTCCCTATGAACCCCCGCTACGAGCCGCAGGAGGAGCCCGAATCAGACGGAGAAAGTTTAGGAAGTCAGGATTCCGAGGAATACCTGAGCACGATATCCGAGGAGGAGGAGGAGGAGGAAGAAGCGAACAAGGAGAATATGTCGCTTCCACCGCCCCTTCCTCGCAAACGCAGGTCCGCATCCTATCTAGGAACGACACTAACCCGTCCGGCGATCAAAAAATCGAAGCCTAACGAAGGCGTCAACTTTCCCACACCTAGGAAACGCAAACCGCGAGGTAATTACCGCAGCTGGGTCAGGCATCGGGTAGCTATATGCCAAGCTTTACGCGATGCTGTATTCGATAAGCGATTTGCCGCTGAAATTCTAAAACGAGTACGCGGCATATTCGTGCCGCCGTCGATTCTGGGGTACTACTCCCGTAAACTGTTAAACGATGACGGATGTGAGGAAGATGAATGACATCCGTCATCGACCGTTTCTCTCTTCCGTTTTTTGATAGCATCAATCGACAACGGTGAAGAAACCTCTGGTGAACGAGCGGTACAACGACAGAGACGACGCAGAACCGTTAAAAAAGACGCTTCAGTTAGCGTCACATCAACCGTTGTTCCAGAGCCCGTTTCTCAATCCGTCGCCGATCTAAAAGCAGATATTCTCAGCATACTAATTGAAATTGAAAATTACGCTCGCGAAGAACCCGCCCGTCGCGTCTCCATCAGAAATCGCACCAGAGAGAGCATCACTAGACAGTTACATTACATCAAAAACGAAGAGAAACTCACCAAACTCAAAACAGACGCAGAAAAGATCCTGCACCTGTGGAGAACCCTGTCATAATCGCGCTTCATATATAGTACTTAGGATCCCGCCAAAACTTCACTGTCGTCATGAATCTGCTTGACGCCACGCCCACTGAGTACGTGTGGAAATACAACCCGCTCTCTGGTATTCCCGCCGGCGCCCAACAAAATTATGGAGCGACCATAAACTGGGTTTTACCCGGTGGCAATAGCTTTGCTTACGCAGCGGATGAGATAAGACGCCACACCCTGAGCCCCGCGGTTACGAGAGCGGTTACCGCGCGTTTCGAGGCTGAGTCAGATCAGCAACCCTACGCAAATTCGCGGGAAAGCACGTACATCGCCGCAAACGTCTTGGATTCAGGATTTCCCAAGTCCGCGGTTTACCCCGTAGATGTGTCAGGCAATCAAAAAGTCCAACTCGCCGGGGGCGCTGCAGAAGGACGCATTCAGCTATCCGGAGGTCTCACGGAAGGTCGAATACAGCTTTCCGGAGGTTTAAACGTTCCTAGGCCTCGCCGTTTCAAAACAGGAGGTCGCCCACCACGATGGTGCGGCGCCGCGCTGTCCGGAAACGGTCTGCCTGAGGATGCAGAAGTCACCTCCGATGTCTACAAATATTTCCTGAGAACCCAGGGACCTAGCCAAGTCGTCCGCCAACCTGGAGTGTACTCCCAACGCGAATTTATGACCACTTATTTACCCGCTGTCGTCCCCCATCCGTTTGACAGCCCTAACCCCAACGACTTTCCCGCTCGCTTTAGCGCGCTCTACAAGGGTACCAATGCTTACGAAGACATATTTTGGGATTGGTAAGCTTACCCTCTGCTGGCGATGTTCTGTTTCGAAATAAATTTCCTGTAATTCCGCATCAGAAAACGGCTCTCGTCTCGTCATTGTTACACGTTCACCTCCATCGCTAATTATCCGTGCGCGAAATCGCCTCCTCAACCAAAATACGAAACCTGGGTTCAGGGGTTCCGCATATCGAACGATCGCCTGATCGTTTATTTTCAACCAATGTTTTCTAGGAATCTCCATCTCATCATCCGTCATGAGCAGCGCGCCTTTCCACGGTATGTCTATCAGCGGCCGCAAGCGCTCTTCGAATGCTTCGAATGATGAAGCTGAACCAGTCAAGGCTCCCAAACTGCAAGCAGGTGCGCGCGTCACGATCAACGCACAAAATGCCGAACTAGACCTGGTTTATCCTTTTTGGTACGAAAGCACTTCAACCGGCGGTAATCCGTCCGTCAACCCCCCTCTTCTAGACCCGTCCGGTCCTCTCTACGTACAGAGCAATATGCTTAAAGTACGCACCGCTGCCCCAGTAGAAGTAGCTAACGGGTCCATTACCCTTGCCTATGACGACACTCTTACCCTTGACGACCAAAATAAACTTCAAATTAACGTCGAGCCTAACGGGCCGCTCAGATCCACACCGGATGGGTTGGATCTGGCCATAGACAGCACTCTAGAAGTTGACAACTGGGAGCTTGGAGTTAAGCTAAATCCCGCCGGACCAATAGACGCCTCTGCTGCCGGTCTAGACATTAACGTCGACGAAACGCTTTTGGTAGCTGAAGACAGCACAAATCAACGCTACGAGCTAGGCGTTCACCTAAATCCGAACGGCCCGATTACTGCAGATAGTGACGGTCTAGACCTCGAGATAAACCCAGAAACCTTAACGGTGACCAATGACTCCAACACCGGAGGTGTGCTGTCCGTAGTGCTCAAACCACAAGGCGGGTTACAGTCGAGCTTACTAGGCATCGGAGTGGCCGTAGATCGTACGCTCACAATCGATCAAAACACCGTTGAAGTTAAGATAGACCCGACCGGTCCACTAACATCGTCGGACAACGGATTGAGTTTAGACTACGACACCACTGATTTCTCAGTGCAAGCAGGAAAACTGAGTCTTTTAAAAACTCCAACGGTGAGCGCTAATGCTAAGCTAACGTCGGGCTCGTCGACCATGACCGCGTTTTCAGCATACATTGCCAACTCTAGCCAACAGAACTTTAATTGCAGTTACTACCTTCAGCAATGGCTAGTAGACGGGTTGATTATGACTTCCCTATACCTCAAGCTGGACCGTGCCCATTTTTCCAACATGGGGTCGGACGAGTCTAGTCGAAACGCAAAGTGGTTCACCTTCTGGATCTCATCAACTTCTAACTTTAATCTGTCAAATATCAGTGAACCCACCATCGAACCTTCCACTGTTCAGTGGAATGCGTTTCTTCCTGCTTCCAATTACTCACAACCCGCAAGCTTTCAATACACCACTTCAGGCGGAGTTACCAATATGTACTATCAACCCTCGTCGGGAGCTATGCAAACCTTTTTGCCGGTTACCACGGGGGATTGGGCCAACACGACGTACGATCCAGGCTCAGTCAACATTTGTGCTTTACCCGTAAGCGTGGCGTCATCAGCGTCCAGTAGTCGCATGATGATTTGCTTTAATTTTAGATGCACCAACAGCGGAATATTCAACTCTAACGCCACTACCGGAACCATGTCAATAGGTCCCATATTCTTTACATGTCCCGCCAGCGCATACACAGCGCCTTAAACATAACGAGGCAATAAAAATATCTTTCGAGTATACGATTTTTTATTGTTTGACTTTCATGTTGTCCCAAATACCGCGTTGCCAATAGTACATACAATTAACAGCTTCCGCATGCCATCCGTCGTTGAACAAAACCACCCTATTATTAGCAAAGTCAACATGCATCCTTCTGCAATAGTGGCAGGGAAGAGCTCCCATATCGCCCATAGCTCCTATCGCTGTTACAAATCGCTCGGTTTTATATGGAGGTACGTAGATAATCATTCCCAAAACACCGTTAGCAGGTACACCACAGAAAACGGGTTTGAATTCACTAAACATTGTGGCTGCCCAAGCCGCGATGAAATAAACACCTTCCAACCTGGGATCATCCTCCAGTCGGCACCACAGATACACTCCCAACTCGCTTCTAGGATTGCACCCCACCCCCATCGAAACCCTTCTAAGCTCGAAACCGTGACAATCGCATCTCTGAGACTGAAACTCAAAATCTTCCAAACAAAGAAATTGGTAGGCATGCACAGCGGGCACAAATGCCAACTCTCCACCTTCCCGATCGTTTTCATCATCGTCATCCTCCATAGGCTCATCCCATAACCTCTGCGCAGCCATACTTCCGGCTCGCTTTTTAAACGTCACACGAAAGTTTCGAGTTCAGCGTAAGTATGGTCTTCGCTACTAGAACTTCCGTAAATATCCTCTTCCTGGTCACAGAATGTCAATACGGGCGCCTCGCGTTCCGGGACTGGAGGAAGCGGCCTATTAGGGGCTCTAACGTACACAGGGTTGCTACTGATCGTCCACCTCGCGGAGGAACCAAACGGAAACCTGGATATCTTCCGAAGTACGGATGTTCGCCGCGATGGATACTTTATTTTACTTGATTGGCTTTCAGTCAACTTCCACACGGCTACTATTAATATCAACCCCGTCGTGACTAGAAAGGTGCAACAACCGAACATGATGAGGACATAAGTCAATTTCCCTAAATCTCCACATAAATACAAATAACTACATATCACAGAACAACAATGAATCGAACCCACGGCTGCTGTCGTTAGGACCATCCCGACCCTTCCGCAGCGAACTTGCATTACCTATCAATTAATAAAAAAGAAAGATGATTTCCTATCCCATTCCACTCTAGCCCGTCTCTTCGTAATACAGTTTCTCAAATAACACATCTGTGCTATATACTGTAAAGGCAACGGTTGTCTAAGCTGACATCCCTCGCAAGGATCTTCCGGATGGTGATCACAGAAAGTACCGTGGATATGTAATATCCATTCTTCCACATCCATATATGTGGCGGTGCGAAACACAGGGAGATAACATAACCCGCTAGAGGCAATGGGCCACACAGCAGGATCAGCCATCTCCCTTATCATGGACCTTGTTATTACGGGCTGTGTAACAGGACTTCCCTTAGTACATGTCCTCAGCGATATAGTAGCTACGATATTACTGCGACAAGCACCCAAAAACAAAATAGGGTGTGGCAGAAAAGGAAGGTGCCTCGGAACTGCGGTCACAGAAACCTCGTAACTCATGGTTTTTAAAGCTAACTTCATGCATGTGACATCTTCTAGCAGCACTCCCGTCTGAACAAATTTGAAATCGGTTTTTAGTTTTTTAACAATCCATGGCTTATATTTTTTAACAAGAGACTCTTGCGCATAAAAAAGCCTTCTAGAAACAACATGCAGCATTTCCTCCTTATCGGCGTCGGAAAGCGGTAAACGAGACTGTAACCTCAGTATCACGTTCATCAAAATTCTGGGGCCTGTTTTTAACCTCACGTATCTGGAACAACGACATCCTACTACAGCATAAAGGGATTCGTGCCAAACATAATGTATTTGTCTGTCAAATGCGCTCATACGCATGACTGATCGTAGAATATGATATTCCATCAGTCTCTCTATGGTTTCCTGTGATGATCCCTGTCTCATGAGAAGACTATACCAAATGACTCCGCATTCATTCCGATAGCCGCAGCCCCGTATCATCGCTACCACCTCCTACAGATGTAGGAAAAGAAGTTTTTAAACCCTTATCCAATTTAGAAAAATCATTAGTCAAAAGCCATGCATGATTAACGTATTGATTAGTGTTGTGATATCACATGCATTTAAACTCACCGAGTCAGAACAAACAGGCATTGTTGAAACCAGATTTTTATTGCACACTGCAGATCACCTGCAAAAACAAAGTTATATTTTCTTATCCGAATTCTCATAAACATACAATGTCTCATAGGGGTTAGATCTTCGAACAAAACCGCGGCAATAACATTCGTAAATTAAGTACAGTACTAGACACACAATACATAATCCCATTAAAACAGAACCGACGATAAGTGTCGTTTTAACCAGATCATCTTGCATGCAATCAGTTAAAAGATCTCTCCATTCGCCTCCTAGTTCGGCTGGAAGGGCATCCTTCACGTCACCAGCATAAATTCCGAAGTCGGTATGTTCCGATGATGCAGTCGGTCCAGTCGACCCCGTGCTAAGAGTCACAGATCTAGCTTTTCTAACCATAACATCAGCAGATAACCATGTTACATTAACTTTTACTACAACCATTTCATAAACGAGCCACAATTCCGCTTTAAAATATCCTTCGCTAGTAGCACTTACTTTTATATCTTTAGTAAATCGGTTCATCTGAATACGCAGCTTCCCGCGCGTAACATTACACGCATCCCAACCCGTTGCTAATACTATTCTTTTTCCGGATCCGGAATGAGTCAGCACCGCCTGTAAGTCGACTCTACCTCCTACCACTCCTACCAATGAAATATGCTCTCCCTCCTTTCCCACTAACCAAGGGCCTTTAACAGTAACATAGTCCTTGTATATCTTATGAAACTTTAAACACCCACAAGGCCGCGGTACAGTAGTTTGATTCAAACCGAACAAGCGCATATGCGATCTCCATCTGGGAACAGAAAATTGCTGCTCAACCATGTGACAATCATACTTTATCGTCCCTGTAATAGCATATCGGTAAGTATTGTAACATGTGTATTCCGATACCTCATGAGCAGTCATCGGGAACACTCCCGAAGGTGACTTAGTAAAATTATTGCTTAAGACAGAAACCCCCTTATACAACCTTATGTACTCGAGAGTCGCACCGCCCCTTCCGTACAAAATTACGGGATTAGAAGGCAAATAAGTAAGAAAATACCAGCGTCCCACATACCCATCTGGTAACCCTTCACCATATCCAAAATAACGATCATTTGTCCACAACTCAACAGAACTTTTCCTAGACACTACCAGCATTAAATATGCAGAACCCATGTCGTTTTCTCGAGCCAACGTATGCTGATCAATAATATCTAAGTGATGATACAACTCAGAGTGGGAATAATCCAAACCCGTTACATATGCATTCCAGCTAGTCGGTCTGTGAGACTCTACACTTAATCCCTGCAATGCTTGACTGGTATCTAACGCTTTCATATAGGTCATAATAGCCATAATATGATAACACATACCGTCAGTTCTCATAAATTCAAATGGGAAATTTATATGCTCGCAGTGATACTTCCCATAATAAGATCGAGCGCATATATCTCCTACCCACCAGGACCTCGTCTCGCAAGCTTCATGGCTCTGACCAAATAAGTTAGTTCTGATATATTCATCAGCGCCATATATACTAGAGTACCCGTAGGAACCCATACTAGAAGCAATAGTTACAACATAATCGGCGTCATGTGATTGCAGAATCCTATCAGCATCGCTATTAGGAATCCATTCGCCCGACTGCGCCATCAATGTCATCAATCCCATCTTTCCGTGATCGGTATACTGACCTTCGAAGCTCGACACCGGAGGATCCAATGCTACTATACGGTCAAACTTTACGCCCCTTACTCTCTGATTATGTCTGGACAAAGCAGCACACCCTGTAGAACCCAATGACACTCCAACACAGTGATAGTGTAAGCCTTGTGGCATGTAACTTAAAAAATTTCCTTCGAGTCTAACAGCATAATAAGCAGGACTCCTACCCTTGTCCTCCCAATAATATGGTTTAATAGAAGAGCAAGCACTCTCTACCTGTTTGCTCCAATCTACTAGTATAACTATCGAATGCGGAGTCATCACTGACTGCATCCGCAACAATTGTTCCATAGGATTCCTAGTTCTATAATAAGTACTATCTCCCCTTCCTCTATTTATCAACCTACATTTAGACTCATCAAAATCTTGCACCAACAAAACAACATCTTTAGAATCCTTTCCCTTAAACAAACCGGAAGCCTGCATTTGGTTAACTACCTTTGGACCATCTAAAAAATAATGAAAGACGTTCTCTGACCACATAACCAACTCAACAGGCTTAGGCGGAGCATCGTAATATGACACCAAATTCTTCGTGTTAAACTTAACACCACCAAAGTCCCAACGGAAATCCGACGTGTTAATGCATTCATGATGCGAAACATGATCGCCCTGTCCGGAAAGCAATTTCGCTATACCGTCGGAACGCCGACTACCTGACACCTTGAAACGAAAATAAAAAATAAAAAACATAAATCATTTTACTTACAAACATCCATCAAATAAGCATACATACCTTTAAAAACTCACCAAGGTAGTCCAGCAGAGTGTCACCAGCAAGCACAGACAGAAAAAGTAATGCATCTGGTTACGTACGCCGATCCCAACAGCACCCTGCAGAGAGAAATGCCCGGCAGACACCTTCGCAAAAACGATTGGTGATCTGCAAGAAAAAGAACACACCGGACCGTCTAATATACCACACAGTTCCTAAGAACTCCACCCACACACATCACACCACTTCATAGATCATAACCTTGATCCCTCACCTGCACGAGTTTCCCTATACCGCAGTTTCCTCATTGCACCAATAAAGCACAAACAGAAACAGTCATCCCTATTGCGAAACTCGAAACCAGCCGCAGTCCGCACGTCTCATTTTCACAGTAATTTCAGAAGTATTTAAAGAAACTCTTCGCAAAATAACATTTACTAATCTGGACACGTCAACCTATACACACAATGAGCCTCAAACAGGTAAGTCGAAATTATTCTGATCATTTCTACGCCAAGCTTGAAAACTTAACTAGAACTTTAAACTTTATAATTAGTTGCTATGACAACGCGTCACCTGGTTAATCATTTACCTGGTGACGCGCAGGTGCTTTCCCCGCTTAAACATTAACCTGGACTTTGTCCTTTATGTTTACCTGCCATGGCAACGGCTTCCATATATGGAGGTCCGGCTCCGCCTCCGGTTAACCATTTACCTGGTGACGCGCAGGTGCTTTCCCCGCTTAAACATTAACCTGGACTTTGTCCTTTATGTTTACCTGCCATGGCAACGGCTTCCATATATGGAGGTCCGGCTCCGCCTCCGGTTAACCATTTACCTGGTGACGCGCAGGTGCTTTCCCCGCTTAAACATTAACCTGGACTTTGTCCTTTATGTTTACCTGCCATGGCAACGGCTTCCATATATGGAGGTCCGGCTCCGCCTCCGGTTAACCATTTACCTGGTGACGCGCAGGTGCTTTCCCCGCTTAAACATTAACCTGGACTTTGTCCTTTATGTTTACCTGCCATGGCAACGGCTTCCATATATGGAGGTCCGGCTCCGCCTCCGGTTAACCATTTACCTGGTGACGCGCAGGTGCTTTCCCCGCTTAAACATTAACCTGGACTTTGTCCTTTATGTTTACCTGCCATGGCAACGGCTTCCATATATGGAGGTCCGGCTCCGCCTCCGGTTAACCATTTACCTTAAATCAACATTACGTACCTATATCCCATTGGTTCCCAATGACGTATCCAGGTAAATCATACACCAGCTCCTCCTATATAGGCAGGACAGGTAGGCAGTCCTTTACAGTCCTCCGCCGACTGTTGAAGGGTACGGAGCTCCGCAGACCTCCTCTGGTAAATATATTTTATATCAATGAATAAAATACTAATCAACTCAATCTACGCGATTCTCCTCAAATTAACTATGATTTTTACCCTCCGCGCGACCACCCCCTATCGCTACCCCCCTGTACAGCCGACCACCCCCTGTCGCTACCCCCCTGTACAGCCGACCACCCCCTGTCGCTACCCCCCTGTACAGCCGACCACCCCCTGTCGCTACCCCCCTGTACAGCCGACCACCCCCCGTGGCACCCCCCTGTACACCCCCCTGTACATGTATTGCAGGCAATGGAGCGCCCCCATCCGATTATTCAGCCAGAAGCCCCCTATGATGTCGGCACTATTTCATTCACTACAATGGAATTGAGCCTCAAGGGGTCGCCCTTTAATTTGGCACAACGCCTAGATGAACTTTATGGTGGGGTCATGTGGAACAAGGACCTCCCCCTTAGAACGACCAACCAATTGAGAATCAAGGTGTGGGGATCACGTGGTCCGCGAGTGTACTATAATGACAAGTCTTACCGCATGTATTATGTCGTCATGAGGGTGTGGTCCCTTGAAGGCGTTACCAGAGGGTATGCCCATCAGCTATTGGCTAAAATATCTCAGAGCCTGTTCTATATACCCAATAAGATGCTTCACAACGCTCACGTGATCAGGCTGGGAATGCGGTCCAACCCACTGGGACTTAGCATCTATTCCCGGAAGGCCCTGCAGATGGCGCTAACTTCCATGCGAGTGCATATTGCGCCCAACCCCCAACAGGAGGCGCAAGCGGTACTGACAAGCAACATTACCACCAAACCCCTGAAGACCCCCGAGACGGTGACCCCCGGAATATTTACATCACGTGACCTAAAAGTCATGCTTCCTAAAGGGTTAAATACAGGCCTACTTGTTGACGCACCATACATCTGTGGGTGGAGAACTGGCAAGGGTCCAGATGGAGAAAAGTGGGCGGTGACCATCAACGCCAAAGACTCCTCCCCTGAAGAACAGGCTCCGCCTACACTTCAGGACCTCGCCCGAATGGGCGTGGTCGCAAATTGCCTCACACTGAAGAGGCGTGGTCATAGGTACCACCCATACTAATTAATAAATAACTATTTACCTACACCTTGGCTCCTCCCATTTCTTATATGGGTGTGGTTATATAACTCCCTCCCACTTTCGGGACTTAGCCTCCGCGCCGACGGCTCGACGGCGCCCCCCTCCGGCCGCCCCGGGGTGCCGACAGGCCCCTCCCACTTTCGGGACTTAGCCTCCGCACAACTCATACTCCAGCACACTAGAATTTATTCTCCGTTTAAAACAAATGCCTTTCATCCGGATAAACTGTATCGCTATACCTCAGACCTGTACACCGTATCCATCCACAAATGTCCAAAACGGCATCAGAGCTCACCACAAATTTTCCTACCCTATGCCCCGGATTAGCGCACCACAGATTGGTATACATTCTAAACCACTCGCCTTTAGGTGCTTCTGAATAATACAATTGTTCCCTAAAATATCTCTTCAAAATCCTGGAACATTTGAATAAATGCGGAGCGCGCAAATCAAACATTGTCAAACATACAAGCAACGTTAAATGACAGCGACACGAGCCCCCAGGTTGCAGTCCGATGCAATATCCCATAGGATATCCCACTCCGCGATTCGCAGACTCATGAAACGGTCTCCACACGGCTTTCACTTCCCTCACCAGCTTCCAGAACACTTCCTCACGCTGACACCACGGTGGTACGGCCACTCCAAACACCAGATAAAGAGGCATGGTAAAAAACCTAAAAAAACGATCACTCCGTATGAGAACCCTATCCTACTCCACCCGCGCGACCACCCCCTATACCATTTTACCAACCAATTCAAAAAGATCGACTGCACCCAGTTTCGATCTGGGGACCTCCGAACTGTTAGTCCGACGCTCTGCCACCTGAGCTATGCCGCCGATCTTAGTAGAAATCCCTAAACATTTCCATTGAAATATATACTATAATTCAACCCTTATCTTATACTTTTTTATTATCGCCTATGACATCACCGAAAGTCATACCTATCATAAAAATAACTCACAAATCACCTCATCGTACATCCATCCAATCAGAATTCACCGAATCAGCAGTACGTGCTATATATGCTTGCTCATCTTGGGAGATAAAGTTCATAACCTCTGACTCAACTTCTAGAAACTACCGGTAACCGCGAAGAGGAACCTACCACGGAAAAATATGACAACCATTATATTACCCTACCCTAATAACCCTTGATCTCATAAACTTAAAAATACCTACGCGGGTAATAAGGAAGACCATAAAAAATATTACTTTATCGCCGCCTACGATTAATGATTCACAGCCTAGCTCTATAAAAAGGAACCAGGCTCTGCAGTCTCTTCATACCGAGCTCTGCAGAAGCCAGGTAGATTCTGACGCTGAGATCAACATCTCACTGAAGACTCGACTCTCTTTTTTCAGGAGATCTACACTTTGCAATTGCCCCTCCGCGATGAAACCGGTAAGTACATCTACTATAAATTTTCCAACTATAGCTTAATCGAAAAACTAACCATCTGTATATATATATAATCCCAGCTTATAGCGGTAACCGTCGTCGCTCTACTCCACGCCATCCTAATCCCCGGATCGGATGGTAACAATGTCGTGAAACCTAGGCAGGATGAAAAGGCTCCAATGGCTCACTTCCACGACGAACCCAAAATCCCAGTCGACTACTACTGGTATGGCTCCCACGGGATCGCTATCCCCAAGATTCATCTTCAAAAGGGAGGTAGCCCAAACGTATACTGGAAACTTCGCGACGCTGGGTTTCTGCGCGGTGGAAGGGAGAAAAATCTCATACTGTTAATTCACGGGTGGCACGGAACTCATAGAACATTTAATATCTTTTTTCATGTCCTCCGCTTCCATCAAAAGATGACGCCAGATGTAGGTGTACTGTTAGTAGATTGGGGAGAACAGGGAGCAGATAAATTTGTATTAGGAGATGCCGCTTATAGCGCGATAACGCTAAATATTAACAATCTCTTAAAAGACCTAAATAACACTAACCTTCACTGCATAGGGCATTCCTTAGGCGCACACGCATGCGGAGCGGTTTGCAGAAGTTTCCATCAAATTCAAAAGAGAAAATGCACCAGAATTATAGGGTTAGACGCCGCAGGACCCCTATTCAAAACCAACTCACCTTATCCCAACCTCGTCAAAGCAAGGCTTTCCAAAAAAGATGCAGACTACGTCGCCCTCTTTATGACTAACAGAAACTTCATGGGTCTGTACCAAATTGAAGGCGATGAATATATCACCCCCTACGTCGACGGCAGCTACAGTAACCACTGTCCTTTAATAGGAAAGTGGTGGGGGGAGATTACGGCATACAATTATTTAGGTAGAAAAGTATGGGAAAGGTTAGACATGGGAACTGTTGCTAGGTCAGGAATCATCCCACATACATTAGACTCCTGCTCCCACCTGATGGCACCGATCCTATTCATGAAATCCTTAGACACAAGAAACGGATACGTAGCATTCAAATGGAGCACTAGCTCCCCTCACGGACTGCCCCCAATGCATACCGTCTGGAATGGCTACACCGTCAGCAAAGATTATAGATACCCTACCTTTTTCAAAAACGAGACCGTCTGGCTAAGTACCCAAACCCTAGAGGATCACATGGGAGACAGACTGCAATACGGAGACAGCAACGTCGAACCTTCCTTCGCCGCCATTGCCATTTCCTATAAGGGATGCTACCCGCAACTGAGCACACACAACGAATACCAAAATGTATTCAGCTACGGCACAAAGTACGAGATCGTTACAGGATTCACCAACCTAAAACCGACCTACGTCGACCTAGCACGAATGTACGTCACTGTTAATAGGAAAGACTGTCCAGTTCTTCTCGCTCGCTACCTGATACCAACGTACCAATCTGCGTCATTTCCCAGACCGACTATGCCTACATACTCTTCAGAAATATTACACTGCGAGAAACAGTCAGCATACAAGTATTACTGCAAAAGAACATGGCATCAATCCAGAATCGCTGCCTACCGAAAACAACTGGACATTACAGGAAAAGGCGAAGAAACACCTGTCCCGCCTAAAACAGGATGCCTCGAACAGCACACAAACCTCACCGACATGATGAGAACATTCATGGGAACATACCATGCAAGAACCGGACAGAAAATCTCATTCGACATGAGCAACTCTCCTTTCGAACTCGTACGAATCACTCTGTGGGATCCGCACATGGAAAAATTGCACAATTTAATGACATTCTGGGACGCGTGTGATGAGACATCTGTAACTAACATAAGCGTCGACAGAATCGAACGACGGGCCAATTTTACCTTTAGCAAACAGGGACAATATTGGATATCCTTTTTCTACGAATACGAAGAAATAACTGCTTTAATCAACATCACAGAACGCGTGATCCCTACCACAGCAAAAACAACCACTTCCTCCGAACCAACCACAACGCAGGAGACTACCACAACAACCAGTGCCCCACCCCCATCAACTTCATCGACACCGTCTACACCATCTTCCACAACCCTGACCACATCAACCCATACGACTAAGATCAAGACTACCACAAGTACCGTCATTTCCACGAGCCAACCCCAGACCACACCTTGCAACGAAACGATTGATGAAGACTGCTGGTTTTCCCAACTGAGTGGCGATTACTCACCCGTGGAATGGGTTCCCGAAACCGAAACAGAAGGCCCATACTCCAACACCGTCGAGGACGTCTCTGGCGAAGACCCAGTAGACTATTCTGAATATGTGGTAATAGGCGAACCCAGTAATCATAAGGAATCGGAAGTGGAGACATCAGGAACCCCGAAGCCCATATCCGTCTCAGTCCATCCAGGCACTTATCCGCTCTTAGACAGCGACCGACAGACAGCACACATCGCAAAGCAGATGCAGGAAACAGAAAATTCACATCAAGAAGCAAGCCACGGGCTAACAGTGGGAGCGTCATTAACCATTTGCGCGGTAGTAGTTCTGGCAATTTGCGTAGCTGTAGTCATGAAACGCCACAAAAAACAAACTCCCCCTCCCGCCATCTACCTCAAGGTTGCTTCCGATGACATTGAAATTCAATAACTAAAATGTAACGCATAACACAATCCAATAAAAGATTTTTAGCAGCATCAAACATGTAGTTCCTTTTTATTCGTCTCGTACATGAAAAAGTCCATCATCCCGGGTCCCATAATAGGCACACACGTCCTCTCTGTCCTCTTTCCATTTCAAACGCCGCGCGCTCCTCACCCGGAACTTCCTAGAAAGACACAAACATCCGTTTGTGACTTCCGCTTCCTGATCACACAACGCTTCCGTACATGCGCAGTACAGAATACCCACCCGTCAAATACTGGGCGCCAATCCCAAACTCTCAAAATGTCCCGAACGCGCAGCAATCCCTCCCACCCTTCTAGGAAGACTCAGAAACGTACCGCCGACTCGGTAAGGCAGCTCTCGCGGCAGACGCTGAAGCACACAATAGTCCGTGTAATGCAACGGGTCGCTCCCGCGGCAAAGAACGCGCCTTTGTAGAAAACGAGGAAGCGAGAACCAAGTTTCGCTTCCTCATTCCTGACCACACCTGTGGGGATGGGCCGCAGTCACAATTCGCCGCCCACCAGTCAGTTACAACCAGCATTCAACACGCCACCGCGCGGTAGTCGCCGGTCATAACTGTGCATTTTCATACGGTATATATAGATGATG